TTACGCCCCAAAGGTGACCTCGATCGTGGATTTATCCATGACGTCAAAGAAGTATCATTTAAGGTGACTTAAAGATATCCTGTTGCTAAGCATATAAGAATTTATGCATGATAGCTAACGCTACATTCTCAGTTTACTTCTGTCCCATACATATAAAATTAATTATACATATGAAAACTAGAAATATTTTTAACTTGAGAAAAGTTACAAATTCTAAGGTTTGAATCTCTCGTAAAGAGTTATTCAAATTCTTAGGAGTTGTGACCTGAATCTTCACTGCCAATGACCTAAAGAAGGACATGAAATTACTCATATCCAGAATAGACAAACTTTGGGAGAAAAGTGGAAGTAATTTTACTTTCCTTTATCTCAAAGAAGTGTTTAGACTGGTTGTGAGGTTTCTTTCCGGGTCCCCCGAAACTACTGATTGTATTAAACCTAATACGATCTTAGTCAAGAGGGATTCTTTAGGGCTCCCAACTTTGATTCCACGTCCTCTAAGAGAATTTCTCAAAAAGAAGCGTGAATCGAAAGTTCAGATGATATTAACATTGCTTTCAGTTTTCCGGGTCATGCCAGCTATCCAAAAACCTAAGTTTTCTACTATCACAGCACCATTTTCTGGTACTAGTGAAGTATTACCTTATGATATTCTGGAGTTGGCTATTAAAGACCTGGGAGTTAAACTCCGTATGAGAGATCATTCACTAATTAAGCTAGAATCAGCAGGGCCTCATGGACGTAAAAGTACATGATGCTCAAACGCTGATCTGGTCGCTCTTGTCCAACATAAGGACACATTCGAATCTTGAAAAAGGTTCATGTGTCTAAGCTGGACAGGTTATCTCATAATGTTATGAGTTAATACCCTATCATGGGTAGCGAAACCATTTGCTTTTGTTAATGATGAATTGACTTTAGGTCGTACTGCAGTTGTTTTAGATCAGGCTGGAAAAGGTAGATTAGTAGCAATTACTAATTACTGGATCCAACTCGCTCTGAAACCACTTCATAAGGCCATATTTTCATTTCTTCATACTATCAGCGATCTTGACGGGACTTTTGATCAATCCAAACCTCTTGATGTATTACTACAAAAAGATGATTGGGTTAACAAATTTTCCTGTTTTGATCTTTCCGCAGCCACAGATAGATTACCGATAAAATTACAGGCACAAATCCTCAATATTATCCTTAAAGGAAATATTGGTGATATGTGATCTGATTTATTGGATATATCGTGGGTATACAAAAACTATAAGTTTAAGTATTCTGTCGGGCAACCGATGGGTGCTTACTCTTCCTGAGCGATGTTAGCACTTACTCATCACATTATTGTGAGAGTATCTGCTCTTCGTGTTGGGATTAGTGACTTTAAAGATTATGCAGTTTTAGGTGATGACATTGTTATTCGTAATGATGCTGTTGCTAAAGAATATGTTGATCTTTTAGCCTACCTTGGACTCTCTATAAACATGAGCAAGTCAGTAATATCGAAAGATTTTGCTGAATTTGCAAAGGTTTTAAAAGGTCCATTTGTTAACTATACTCCCGTGGGTCCAGGATTAATCCTGAGATTCATACGAGATAAAGGTTACCTTGGTAGCTTAGTTGCGACTCTTAACAAACTCGGAATAGTTAGAGATATTCACGCGATATTGAACTTGCTTACAAATTCCACGAAAACCAATAATGGTTTCCGGAAATTTGCAAGTTTATGATCTACTATCGGCCCGGGAGTAGCTGGTAAAATTGTGAACTGAGATGACGTATCTGTTTCTACAGAAGCGATATTTCAGAATTACACAAAAGCTACTTTAGGCTTTACATTAACAACATATTTTGAGTTTAATGCCTTACGGCAATTAGCTCTAGATGATGTTATGGATAGTTTAAACAAAGTTTCGCAGGAATTAGATTTCTTCAACGTTAGTTGATTTGAATCTAACCTTAAAACTCGATCATTAAGAGTGTTCGACCTCCTAGTTAGGTTGGTGAGTCCCTCATATTGAGTTTACTGACTGTCCTTTTACCGAGATATTAAGAATCTTCGTGATAGGTGAAAATGGCTTTATTCTTATAAAGACATCGACACCCACCGCGATAAATTCATCTTATATCGGATGAAAGGAATGGACATTACCTCGATAAATTGACAAGATTCAAAAGCTGTTAAGATGAATAATCTTAAATTTAAACAGTTCTTGTATTATTGTCAGTGTATTAATGCACTACAATACCAGGCAAGTTTAACTTGACCTAAGTATGATAGTAAAATTCTTACACCATCTATCAAGGAAATGATCAGACAATGACCAAATACTCTGAGAGCTCTGAAACTTGAAAAGTTTCGTTTTGGGGCTTTGGTACCTTCAATAAAATGATAACCTCGCAAAGCAACATCTAGATGATGCAATGCTTCCTAGGGCCTGAAATTAGACCGTTGGGTTTAGGGGGACGAAATCCCCCGTGAGGTATCCTCTATATTAGGTGAGATTCAGTGATTACTGCTTCAAGAAGCAGCTCTATAGGAATTAGG